GCAAGAACTTGTCTACCAAGAACTGCTTACGTACACTAGAGATTTGATCAGCTTCATCTAGTCCGACCAGTCGGTCAGCCAAAGCCTCTAGGGTCTGCTCAATTTCAATTGAGCCAACAGGAGCTGGAGGCGTAGGAGCAAAGTCCAAATCACCTTTACGGCGATAAGGAATCATACGGCCTGGACCCCAGTCACTTGGTGCCTGTCCTACTGGGTGCAGGATAGGAGGAAGTGTAGATAGGCTGTTGCGGTCAATGCGGGAGTCACGCTCTACCTTTACTTGGTTCTGGATACCACGGAGAATATCAGGAACCGTAGTTGTATCGTATAGACGCTTGCTGTCCTCAGACAGCTTGGTGACTACAACTGGGTAGTCCTCATAGCCATTAAGCAGTTCACGCTTAGCATATGCAGGTGCTTCATTGTTTTCTCCGCTATAGCCCTTATGGAATACAGTGCAGTAGATCCCCTCTGAACCATCTTCAGGATCGACCAACCGCTGGTACGCATACACGATTTCTATTAGTTCATTCGCCTCGTAGGCGTTATCGGTCAAGCTAGTACTGCGGCGGCCTTCCTGTTCTCTTTCTACGCTATCTATATTAACACCACGAAAGTGCTCGATAATATATTCAACGAAATCAGGGTCCCATCCTGCTGTTGCTACTTTGTTTTCAAGCTCTTGAGCCGTATAGTAAGTTTTCCAAAAGCAGTAAGGTGCACGTTGCGGATCTGTGACATAGGCAGGAAAAAAGAAATCTCCGTCTGGTGCCAGTGTCTTAATCTCTGGTGCGTCAATCTGACGGCGAACTGTAGGAAGCTCTGCTTCCCCGAACTTGCGTAGATCCTTTAGTGCTTTCTTTGCTCGCTTATCTGTTACCCCGTCAAAGATATTTTGCAGCATGAACACTAGTTCATCGTCATTTTCTCCTGACTGCACAGCTCCAAAAATATTTGGGTCTAGTTCTGCAATTTGCTCAAGGGTAAGCTTTTGTAGAAACTGTCGATCTTCTGAGTGCCAGCCTACGTAAGTAATAAGTAGTCCACGCTCTAGTAAGTAGTTAGCACCTAGTTCCATTTCACGCTTGTAGCGAGGGATGTAACCACTTGTTACCATCCACTTAAGAAATGAAGATACAATCTCTGCCCGTGCGAGATCAGTTGACTCCACTGGATAAGCACGAATATTTGAGCGATTAAGCGAAGAAACAAATAAGGATACTAGGCGAGTAATACGTTCGTCAATAACGTGGCTTTCGGTATCTGATGCTCCCTCCCAAGGGAAAGCATCTGCTCCGTGCTTGCGGTGATCACGGCTTTTTCCTGGCCACCAGTTGCGGCGGTCGTCATAGCTAGTACGGCATAAATCAAAATAAGCTTCTAATTCATTTACTGTTTGATCGTATGCGTTGCGTAGGGCAGAAATGTCTGGCGAATCCTCAACGTAGGTCAAAGCTTCAAAGGTAGATTTATTTTGCATTTAATTGTTTTTTTACTGATTTACTTATGTCGTGAATATGTCCTTTGTAAACTCCAATTTTATCACACAATTCCTCTGGACGCATTGGTTTGTCAATCTGGTGCCTGACATATCGATTTAAGTACTCCCACCCCGCAAGCCTGTTTACTTGTTCGTCGATCCATTCTGGATCTAAAGTTATGTCATCCTTATCTGACATAGCGATAGGAGGTGCCCCTGTCATCAGTGATGACTTCTACGTTTACATTCTTGCCAGGAAGTAAATGATTCTCAAGTTTTCTTGGAATAACCACTGGTACTTTCTTTTTGATTTCTTTGATATAGACGTACAGGTAACTTCTGTTTGGTGCCTTGGAGTGCACGACTCCACGAAGAATCTTAGGCGTAAGCTCAGGAATGTCAATTGCTTTTTCAAGCATTGCCTGTCCCTCTTCGTTAATCCATCTTCCCTTGCCGACTCCAGTAATGGTATCCTCTGGTAGTTTATCTTCTATTAACCCTACGAGGTATTCTAGTTCTAGTTCGTTCTCTGCTGCTATTGTTGTAATTCTTTTCTTAGGCATATTAGTATCCTCCTTTATTTGTTCTGGTTGCTTGCATAGAGGAGTCAGTTATAAAGTCTGGACCTTCTCCTCCGTTTGACATTCTTAGGTATCGGATCACATCGAAGAAATCCTTTAGTGCTTCGTCTGATTTACCCTGAGAATTATAGTTAATTAGGCTGTCTATTAAGTTTCCGCAGTCCTCGTGTATGTAGCACAGCGGTCGGTTCGATAGGTCTACTCCAGCATTTGGGTTATAGTTAAACCAATCATCGAGGGCAGTAATGCCCTGCTCTTCCATTACTCCGCTGGACGGCACAAAGCTAAGGCCATAGTCATAGAAGGAAGTAAATAGATCATCATTGTTTTCATTCTCCTTTGCAAAAAACCTTGAGTCACCTATGCGCTCTATTACTTCGATGCCTAGGTCTTCTTCAATTTCTTTAAATAGCTCGCAGTATCCCTCTACGTTAAGGCCAACCTTCTTAGATGCAGGGCCGTACCTCCACTTGGGGTCCCCGAATATTGCCCATTCCCCATAGGTACCACGGTCTGGCCACTCCTTGCGGATGTATACTTCCCCCAGGTCATTTACTCCTGCCCATATAGCTGTGTAGTTCCTGGCACCAGCAGGGTCAACTACCTGATAGCAGGTGAACTCCAACTTATCCGAAATGTCGGGGAACTCCATCTTGTACTTGTTGGGCTTTTCGTTAAGTACGTTTACCTCTGTATTGAAATAAGGAAGCAAAGCATTTGCTGATTTAACTGGTACGCCGTAGGCACGTACCATTATCTCTGACTCAGGCTGGTTGACCAGGTCCTTAGCTATACGCTCGTAGCCCCCAAACGGATTCTCGTCTGAGTGCAGGTATACAACTCTTGCATCTCTGCCAGGGCTGTACTGCTCAATTGGTACTGCTTTGTCTTTGAGTAAGGCAGCGGGTCGGGTCTTTAAAGTTTCAGCATTCTTTAGGTACTCAGATATAAATGGTGTATATCCGTCAATCGGCGTAAAGCCGATAAGCATCTTGGAGTCACGGGTAGCTAAACGGAATCGCAGGGTATTAACCAGTGCAGCGTCGCCTAGGTATTCGTCAAGCCAGGCCCCGATATTCAACCCTGCGGGCTGCTTAAACCCGAACTCAAAACCCTCAAGGATCGTCTGGTTGTTGCTGTACTGAGTATATGTCTTGAAGTCTACACGGGTCCTAGTATCTGGGAAGATAAACGAAGAGGCCGTAAAGCCATTCTGCATAGAGTAGTTGATGTAGCCGTCTACGCTCTTAGTCTTGCGCTTGAACTCCCTTGGCATCATCTCCCATACTGCGGCCTGCTGTACCTTAATAGAGGTATCTGCGTTCTGGGAAAAGCATACGATATGGCCGTCCATACTTTCTGTGACAGCTTCCATTAGCATCTTGGCGCAGCCAGTAGTCTTGCCCGACCTGTTGCCACCTAGTGCAAGTACCTCATTCTTTGCTTTTAGTCCATGACGGATTCTGTCCCATCCCTCTAGGTCAAAGCCGTAGCGGATAGGGTCTTCCTCTGCTGCTTGTATACGTCCCTCGTGAGCCTCGTGCAGTGCAGCCAATAGCTTAGGATCCTGCTCACCAAGCAGGACTATCTCCTCGTCGGTAGGAGGCCGAATGATCGGGTGCTCTGTAAAGCTAATTGGCATTACTTACTTTCAGGGGAAGCAAGCTTCCTCGTACTTTTAGGTCTAGGCTGCTCCGTCCTGGGTGCAGATGGTTTCTTACTCCAATCAATGCAGTCGTAGTTCTTACGCTGCTTCTCAGCGTTGTGCCCCTTGCGGGGGCCGCTTCCTTTAGTGCTCATCTATTTCTATTACCTCTGCTTGTTTAAGTTTCTGGATTCTTTCCTTTGCTGCCTTAATTGTTTCGTCGTAGTCCTCCTGTGTAATGACCTGGCGGTCCTCAGTTATCTGCGTGGCCTCGCCACGAGCAGTGAATGCCTGCCTAGCTGCATTGGATACCGATATAGAAATCTCCTTTAGGTCCCTGACTGTAGGCTTTAGTTCCCCTGATTCTAGGTCATCACGCACTGAGTTAATCAGGTCCTCCTCTAGGCTAGACAGATTCAGGTAACTCTTTGCGGCAATCTTGCCGCTTAAGTCCCTGAACTTCCCTAGGTGATCCGTGTAGTCCGACAGGACGCTGATGACTGTCTCCCTGTCTATACCGTACTTCTTAACAATCCTGGTCTGGCTGTTGCCAGTACTATACAAATAAAGGATCGAGGCTACCTTTTCGGGGTTGTGCCTAGACAGACTCCGCACCTGAGCGATCTCTTTCTTGTCGGCTACTTCCCAGATGGCACCCTGGATCTCCTGCATCAATGCCTCTTTATCATTCGCTTCCTCTAGCATTTAAAAATTAAATGAAAATAAAACTTGACTGTCAATCTTATAGTTTATTAGACTCAAAGCATACTCCTTAAGGAGTCCAAGCCTTAAAGAGTTTCTTGCCCGTAGGGCAAAAGAAATAAGGTATAACCAAAATCAAAGGATAACTTAACAACAATCCTTAGGGCCAAAGAAAAACTTAACAACACTCCTTAAGGAGTACAGGTAGCTGGTTGGGTATAGGGCTATGAGGGGGGTATTTTTTTATGGGGCGGTTTATGAATACACAGTCCAGACCAGCACGACGCAAGCAACCCCCTCCCCCCATCAACGGCGCCTCCGCACGGCACCGCAAGCTACCTTCATCGGGCACGGCAAGGCACCGCAGAACCCCAGTATAAGCGTAGCTAATAGCAAGTCCGCAACCCAGCTCCCATAAGCCCAGCTAATAGCCAAGGCACGGCAGGCTCCAGCATAAGCACAGCTAATAGGGGTCGGCTTCACGGGTATGAGATAAGTTTTTCTTCTTTGGAAGGTGATAGCATTGATAGCATTAGTCCACCTACTCTACCCTACTCTACCTTGCATACATAAGCACAACTGATGCTAGGGACTCTTGTACTCCTTAAGGAGTGTTCGTAATAGGCACGGAAATATAGGGTCAGCATAAGCGCCGCTGTCTGCGGCTTTCAGTATTAGCGCACCTACTTAGGGGTAGGGGTTTAGGGTGCAACTGAGCCTCAATAAGCACTATTGCGACTGAATCTCAACAAAGGTCGAATTTGCCGAGAAAGCATTTTTAGAGCCTTCGAGGGTCTATGTACCAGTCGGAAATCGGAGGCCGTACAGAGGCTCTGAGGGGCCCTGCTGTCGATTTGATTTTTGGGTTTTTGGAGCATTATCAACGACTTACAAAAGTCTATCAACGACTTACGAAAGAGTTATCAAGGACTTACAGGATTCTATCAACGACTTATGGAATTTATCAATTGCGCCGCTGTCTGCGGCTATTCTGGCCGCTTGGCTCTTATAAAAAGCATAGAATTTGGCCTGCATATATATAGCACCTGCAAAGTCCGATTAAATTAAAGTGAAAATAAATTAAAAATAATTGAGAATTAATTTGACAGTGCACGATCTATGCACATTATGGGTGTTGTAGTACGTTCTTTCCCAGTCATCCGAGTCATCCCCGAGGGGGGTTGCCAGCCTCAGAAGTGCCTCACGGCTCTTGGCTGGTCGTTCCCCGACCGAGAGCCTCTCATGATACCAGCGCAAGCCACCGCCGACCGATGCGGACATACAACTCGGAGCTGTACCACAATGACGAGGAGCTAAGGATTCCCCCAGTATAGACAGCCGCCACATGGCGATAGAGTGACCGACACGCTCAATCTAACTAGCCTCCCAGCTTAGCACGCTGGGGGGCTTTCTGGGTGTAAGCAATCTGCTTATAATTAACACAAACCAACCAACCAATAAATATTATGAAAACAAATATACGCACTTATAACGTAAAAGACATAAACACAGGAAAGGTGTTAGAATGGACTCTTTCCGATATACTAAGGGAAATTAACTCAGATCGCACTGATGAATGGGAAAATTATAACGAGACGGATTGGCACGAGGGTTGGAACGATTGGGTGGAAGGTGACATTTACCGCCTTATTAACACACACATAATTACACTAAACCATAACGACCAAGTAAAAACCTCAAGCGACCGCTATGAGACAGTCTTCACAGTCGGGTCAGTCGAAGGATACAGCCAGAGCGGCTCAGAAACCCCAGAGCAGGCTCTCGAGCGTTCAATAGGATTCCGCCACCCATTGGCTTGGGTCAATGCAAGCGGAGCTTGTATTACCGCTGACTACGAAGGAAAAGAGGATGACCGCAGAAGGGCATCCGAGGCATACAGGGATGCCACACTAATCAACAGCGGCGACCACGTCATTGTAGAGGGCAGAGAATACACAGTCCATGTCCTAGACAGACATGAATCCTACAGCGATGGCATCAAATTGGTTCCACTGGCCAATCACCCTTACATCAACTAACCCTACAGCAAGTAACCTAACAGCCTCTCAGCTTACCGCTGAGGGGCTTTTTGGGTATAAGCACTCTGCTTGCAACTAACCAACACCAACCAATACAAACTATGACAAAATCAAACCTACCTACACTCGCTGAATCACAGGGCGACATCTGCTACGACGACGAAGATTACGACAAGTCGTTCACACCACAGCCTATGGAAAATACTATCACAACTGAAACCATAAAGAATCTGTCCATCGAAATAGCTTGCCTGCTTGACGAACCAAGCGAAGTTACGGAGCAGGATTTAATCAAACTACAGGACTTAATCACCAAGCTGGACAACCAATAAACACCAAAACACCATGAATAAAACAAACCTAGAAAAAGTAACTGATGCAATGCAGTTCGGATCACCCCTCAACCAAGTGCTAGTAATGTCTGCACTCGACAAATACTGCGAGCAGGTGCTGGCAATTGAGTCAAAGCCAGACAACTGGACAAACGGAATGATCAGCTGGGAAGCTTGGCAGGAGTCAGCCCGAGACGTACAAGAAAAGATCAAGTAACCTAACAGCCTCTCAGCTTACCGCTGAGGGGCTTTCTGGGTAGCAGGGCTATCCTAGCACTCGCAACCTAACAAAACGCCGCACAGCGGCACACAGAGGCACTAAACTATGGACTTATACGATACACTAATAAATGACGGCATCTGCACCGAAGCCGAGATTGACCTTGTCTCAAAGATAAACGGCGATCTTAATGAATGCTGTCTCGACATCCTGTTCGTACGGACGGGGTGCCGATCACTAGAACAATACCAACAGGACTAAATTATGAACCAAGAAAAATACACACAGAAACTAGAGCTTATGGAACAATCCAGAGATGCCCTTGACAACGCAATCGGAATTAATACTTCTCTGGACGGAGAGATTAAGGACTTAATGTCCAGCGTAACAGATGCCATCGAGTGGCTTAGAGAGGACTACCCAGATTATGAGTAAACCAAAACAACATAACATTATGACCAATAAAAACTCCATCAGAAACTTCCTCCTTTGCGCTCGCATACTGCGAGCCGAGGGCAAGGGACTCACAGTTAATCGCAGTCGCTACGGCGGATGCACAGAGCTACGAGCTAAGCAACACGGGACTACCGACAGCGTAGTCCTTTACATGGGCGTACGTGGCGACATCAGTTGCTCCGTGGCCTTCACTAGGGTAGGCTACGCCTCCCTTTAATAACCTAATAACCAACACCGAGAAATAACCTATGAACAAATACAAGACAGAACTATTCGACGTGACCTTCAACGAGCCTACAGGGCAGGAAGGGGAGCACGTTACGATCACGCATCGTAAGAAC